TCCAATGTGAATTAAATACATACCAATCATATTGTTTGTGATTGTTTTTATCTTTAAACCATGGATGTAAATTAGGTTGGTCCCAAGAATTTTTTTGCCAAAGTATATTTACCTTATTAGGATCAATTGGTACCTTACCTGGAACACTTGTACAGATTTGTACTTGGTCTAATAATTTTTTGTCTACGTATTTTTCTAAATAACTAAATTGTAATTCAGTTCCACCCTTAGGTGTTTGATTTCTTATTATCATTTTGTTTATTCATCACTTTCTGCATTAGGTCTAATCCTTTAGGAGAAACCTGAACTGTAACATCTTGTACAATATCGGGTCCTTCTACTTTCTCTTTAAACACTTCGTTTGTTTTTGTATTTCTATAAGTTGTTATAGTCGTACAATCTATTTTATATATATTATCCGTTTTCATTCTCTCTATTTATTAAAGCATAACTTATCAGGCCTTGTATTTTACTACTTCCTGTAGCTGCTTGTACAGTTATAGCATCACCTGCTTCTAAATTCAAGCCCTCAGGTGAGGCATTTATTTGTGATTTAGCTGCTACGTCATCTCTAAAAAATTCATATTCAGTATTAGAATCTGATGAATCAACAAAATTCATATTTACTAAGATAGCTGATGATGCATCATTGTTTGCACAATATATACTTTTAACTATAATTGATCCATCAACAGGGCAGGTAAGCACTGTTGCTTTAGCTGTATCAACTTGTTTAAAACCTTGATTTTTATAAAATATACTCATGATAAGAAATAATTAAATGCATCTTGTTCATTTTTTAAGTCTTGTTGAAAAGAAAAATTAAGTTGTTGTTTCATTGTGTTTAAAGACTCAAGTATTTGTCTTTGGTTTTCTACTTCATACTCTGGTTTAGGTTCAGGTATATAGTTACTTATCTTTGCCATAACATCTAAGCTAACTCACCTGTAGATCTAGTTCCATATGTTTCAATTGCTTTATTTATTTGTTCTTGTTCAAATGGACTTAACAAATCATATTCTTTTCCATATAGTTGATTGCCAACTGCATTTTGAGAATAGTTGCCGGCAAACATATATTTTGGTTCGTTAGATGTTGGTAAAACATTAGCCTCTGGATCATCAGGAGTTCCATAAGGTGATACATAACCTTGATCTGAAGTTCCATAAGGAAGACCAAAAGCAAAGGCTGCATTGGAATCTATTATACCTCTATCTGCAGTTCCAAATTCATTCGTTAAAGCTGTATTAAATTGTGGGGATTGTCCAAACTCATTTATTAAACTTGCGTTAAATTGTGGAGATTGTCCAAACTCATTATTAATATTAGGTTGAGATGTTACTCCCATTCCTGGAAAAGAATTAAAATTCTTTCGGAATAATTTGTCCGTTATATTAGGTTGTGCTAACTCATTTATATTAGGTTGCGCTAACTCTTTTATAGTCGTAGTTAAGTCGTTTCTTAAATTACTACCTCTCGCACTATCTACATCTCTCGCAGTGCTAGGCAGATAACCTTTAGCCAATAATTCATCTATCTTAGCCTGTTGACCTGGAGTAAAATCCACAGTCTTTTTAGTAAAGTCACCAAAACCAATTTGATTAAATCCCCTTTCTTTTGCAGCAAATAATTTATCTAATCTATTTTGTTGTCGTTTATCATACATTTCTTTTTCAAATTGTTTTGTACTCATAGGAGTACCATCAGGATTAGTTCTTCCAAGTTTGTCCCCTATAAATTTCATTCCTTTTTTAGAAAAAGCTAAACCAAGACCTGGGATACCCATAGCAAATCCAAGTAGAGACGCTAGTAATTGTCCTATTCCTCCACCTCCTCTTTGAAATGGATTTGGTTTTACATCAGGTGCTTTCTCTGCCGCTGATTGTCTAGCAAGTCTGTTTAATTCTATTCTTCTATTATCTCTATCTGCTTGATCTTGACCTTCTTTTTGTCTTCTGTCTACAGTTTTATTAGCTCTTGACGCAGTGTTAGTTCCCATCTGTCTATCAAAACTTTTTGAAAAAGAAGTAGTAGAAGCATCTGCTCCTCCACCTTGAAAATTTTTTCTACTAGTTATTCTTTTATCTATCATTATCTTCTACCATCCGGTTGCGCATCAACTCTAAGTGTACCATATCTCCATGACTCACCTACAGCGTCATTTGAAATTTTAAGAGATACTAATCTACCTCTTGCTCTAGTATCTACTTTATCAGTAGAGTTTGTAATTGTAAAGGGTCCAAGTGGTGAACTAACCGCTGTATCATCAGGGTAAGAACTTACAAATAATGTGACTGTGGCATCTCCCCGTAAATATTTAAAATCAGGTATAAATCTTTTAACTGACATAAAGAACTCTCCATCTCCTCTATAATCAACAACCCCTGTCGCCTGACCCAATGCACTTTTTCTTGAAGTAATATCATAGTCTCCAGATTGTATAAATGCATCAATAGACGTGGTGCCCGAACTGTTTATTTGATCATCACCTACTTCGTGAGCATAATATATAGAGGCTCCGTATTTGTTAGTTATACCAGATATGGCAGAAAATACTGGGGTTGCACTATCGTCATAATCTGTAGCATAAGGTACTTGAAAGACACCTTGGTCTTGATAGGTAGTTCTATCTAATGATGAAGTTGTAAATACATTTTCTGAATAATTGTATGTAACACATCTATCAATCTGAGTTGAACCTGCTTTAGGATAAAACCAATTTATTTCTGTGTACAAAGAATTAGGCGCAGAATAAATAACATCTGCCGAATTATAATTTAATCCTAAATTATCCCCATCAGTTGAGTATACAAAATCTTCTACAAGGCATGGTAAAGATTTAACTGTACCATCATATACAAAAAAACCACCTTCACCTGACATCCACCACACAGCTCCATTTGCATATGACATTGCATGTTGACCAATACATCCACAGTTAGTACCTACTTGTCTAACAGAGAAAGTAAATGGTGGACCAACAAATTGAATTACATAAGCAGCTAAATCAGTTGTTACAAAAATATAATCTTTACCTTGTATGGCTGCTCTAATCTCGTTACCTGTATCTAATCTAAACGTACCTGCAGTGTTGGTTGCTGTAGGTGCATATGTATTTAAATCTTCTTGATTAGAAAATCTTACAAACATTGGATCTTGTGTTGATGTGTCACCTATAGTTGTTTCAGTTCCAAGGTGAAACAAATGTCTGTCTCTATCTGACACAATAGTAATTCTTGTAGCTGTTGGATTGTTTGTTGTGTTAAAATTAGTTGTAGACTGTGAAGCTCTTATAGCTCTTGGTCCAGATGCTCCCGCATTCCAAGTAAATGTTTCACCATTAAATATAGTTGCAACTAATACCTCACCAAAATTATCAAGGCTCCAGTTTCCTGGTGCCAGAACCACATTACTTGTAGATCGTTCAGTGCCCCAAGTAGAATTGCCCCAAAGATACGTGCCCCAACCATAACCAACTGTTTGAGTAGTAGGTCCAACTACAACATAAGGATTAATCGTAGCTCCCCCTGTTCCAGATGAAGCACCGGCTGCAGCTACAATAGGAGTTTGAATAGTAAAAGTATTATTAGTTACAGTTCTAATTTCAAAAGCTCCATCAGTAAACGTTGATGAAGATGTAAATCCATTAGGAGTTACAACCCCTGTAAAAGTAATGTATCTACCAACAGCTAAATTATGTCCTGCTTTATTTACTGTAACAGTACTAGAGCCTTCAACAGTGTCAAACGTTGCTCCAGTAATTGCTGTATCCAAAGGAGTAATGTCATAAAATGCTTCTCCGTAATATAAAAACAAACCTTGAGAGGTTCCTATAGCTGTATATTTTTCACCTTTAAAACTACTAAAAGCAAGTTGGCTTCTAGCAGCACCTGGTAAAGTTTCATTAGAAACGGTAAGTTGTTCCCAACCACCTATCTTTTCAGGTAAACCATATCTAAATCTTACGAAGTCTCCATCTACCCATTCACTTTCAGCACCTGATTCAGTAGCTTGTTTATTAAATCCTGGTTTAAAATTGAGTTTCTGTAACATAACCTAGTATTATATAGGGTTTTTATTATTTTGGTAGTATTATATT